ACTTCTTCCGCTTGTACGATCGCAAAGACAATCCAGCGCGCTTGGACGATGTGCAAGTGCAGGACTATGTAGTGAAGCTCTTCTCTCAGTGGCACTTGGGCTACGATTTTGCGGTGAATCAGTACCTATTCGTAGAGACTGCCGATGCCAGCAAGCACAGAGGATTGAACAATGATTCGCAGAACAAGCTGTTCTATCCAAACCTATTTTTATAATTAAATAGATAATATATGGCAAAAGATAATGATAACAGAGAACTGACCCTTGAGGAGCGCGAGGCGCTCCTTGAGGATCGCTCCTCGGAGCTGAGTGCTCGTGAAGCGGCCGCAGATAGCAAGGAATCGGATCTGAACGACCTTGCCGTGGAGCTTGACCAAAGGGAAAAAGCCCTTAACCAAAGAGAGCAAGCCCTTGACGAAAGGGAAAAAGCGCTTACAAAGTTAGAAGCTACTTTGGAGGCTGCGGGAGGCAAAAGAGTATTGCAGGTAGAGGAAAAGAGAGCGGGGCATGCTTTTTCCTTTCGTGGAAAGCAGTACCAGTTTGCGGACGATGCGCCCTTGCAGATCTTATTCGGTGGGGAGCGCTACACTCAGGAAGAGTTGGCCGCAGACGAGGAAGCACTCGTGCAGCTCATAGGCGGGGGAAGCGCTCTTATTGTAAAGAGTGAAGAGTAAAAAACGAATAAACTTAAAAGATAAAAGAAATGGCTACAAATTGTTTTGATAATGCTCCTTTTGAGAGCTTGGACAGCTGTCCAAACGACGAGGTGAGCGGGGGTATCAGTACGCGTGTGCTGTATGCGCCTACGGCCTTCCTCGACAAATGTGTGCTCCCTCCTAATACGGGGGAGCTGGGCAAGGCTAACACCATAGAGGAAGGAAACCTAACCCTTGTCACTGGGAAGACATGGAAAGGGATAGACCTACAGATCAACGAGAACGAACTAAAGATGAGCCTTGTGGGCAACGCGGGGAACAAGAAGGCAAAGACAGACCTTGAGGCTAAGATTCCACGCTTTTCGGACAAGGTGCTCGACTTTATCGGGCGTTACAAAAACGTGCCTATGACCTTTATTGTGCCTGATGCTGTAGGGACTTTGTGGGTAGTGGGAACAAAGATTAACCCTGCCTTTATGGATTCTGCTGATGCTACTACAGGCAAGAAAGCCGAAGACGATTCAGGGGTAACACTGAAGATCACCACCAACTCCAAGTTGTACAAGTATGCAGGAAGCATTGCTGAGGCATAATGATTAATGATTAACGATTAATGCTCAATGATTAATGGCAAAGGATCAAGTAAATAAGAACATGGCGACTACTTCCCCCTTAGAACAGGGGGAGGTTAAGCGCCTAAAGCCTAATCTGGAAGAGTGCTTCGAGGTGCTGCTCCCTGGAGGGCGTGTATACTACACTGGGGAGAAGGAAGTACAAGCAGGGTTACAGATCATAGACCTCTCGCGGGTGCCGTACAATGCCTTAGTACTATACATCACGGGGTTTAAGTACTTGGCGCTGAAAGAGGGTGCTGTAGCGCTCTTCTCAGAGCTGGGCGCAGCGACCCTTGAGAAGCTCATTGCCCAGAAGCGGGAGCACTACCCTAAGGATGTGCCTTACTTGGAGCGGGCGCTGGAGATGAAAAGAGGAGTGACTAATGATTAATGTTCAATGATTAATAACAAGTGACTAATGACTAACCACTGACCACTGATAACTGATAACTGATAACTGACAACTGACATTATGGATTATAAAGCGCAATATAGGGAATTGGTTAATGAGTTGGAACGCCTTGGAGGAGATCTTCGAGGCGTTCCTCGCTACTATTCCTTAGAAGCAGAGGCAAAGGTAAGGCGACTTATCAAAGAACGATCCGCCCAGCCCACTTGTGCACCTGAATCACAATCCACCTCCTCAAGTGGGGTGACTCCACAGAGCGGAGAGCCCCCACAAAAAAGCGGGGAGCCAGCAAAAAAGCCGGATTTTATTGCCGATTATCCTGTGGCACTGCATGGGGTGTATAGGGCTAAGCAAGAGGCGTGGCTCCGTGCCTGTTCGCTGAAACTTACACTGAATGCCGTACCTATGGAGGGCGAAGGCAAAGCATGCGAGATACAGCGGCAGCTATGGCAGCTCTTCGAGACGATGGACAATTGTGATGTGATGCTGCAATATTGGCGTGATCATAAGAAGATCCTTGAGCCAGTACAAGAAGATTACAGCCTCCTTACCCCTATGGAGCTCGTACAGCGCCGCAACACATTGCGCAGTAATATAGTATCACGAGAAAAGAGCTTGGCCAAGTGGGAAGAACAAGCAAAGAGTGAAGAGGGCATGACTGTGAGGAGCTTATGGGTGCTCAATGAGAAGATCGCCAGAAAGCGCGAGGAAGTGGAACAAATGAAACTACAAGTGAAGGAAATAGAGAAGTTAATGACTAATGACTAATTTTCAAAAGTTGTCCTTTAGCCGCAGGATGGAGTGCAGTACCTTTGTCTCATTATTTAAAACCATTTCCTATGATGAACGTAATGAATACCACTACCTCTCTTGCCTCATGTGCTGAAGTGCACATAGGAAAAAATGTAGACAAAGCCAAGACCAACGAGAAAGCACAAGGATACCCGCTGATCGTGGGCGCTTCGGATATACAAAAGGGGCGTATCGTATGTAAGCGGTATGTGGAGGCAGAAAAAGTAAAAAACCCTGTATTTGCCCAAAGGGGCGACATAATCCTCAGTGTAGTGGGTACTCTGGGTAAGATGGGGGTGATGACCATAGAGAAAGCGGTATTGTCCGCCCATGTGGTGGCGATTCGTCCCAAAGATGGGGTCTCCATGCCTTACCTTGCGGGGATCTTGGGGCGTATGGTCTTGGACATTCCTATTCCGGATGAGTTTGCCACAGGCTTTTCCAAGAAATTGGATATAGAAGCCCTCAAGCAGCTGCACTTCACCTTGCCGAACCTTATCGTACAGGAATACCTACTGGCGCAAATGGCTTCTATTTGCTCCCTTACTATGGCATTACATGCCGATACGGAGACTATACAGGATACAGATAAGCTCATAGACTACTTAGTGGAGCAGCATTCCAGCACCCGAGAACATTTTCGCAGTAAAATAGACGCTCTGGGGCAACTGGTTTCGGCGATTTCCACATGGAAATCGAACGAAGTGACAGACTACTTTAAAGAACATTTTTCAGGTATTTTAGATCGCGTAAAAAAGATATAATGAAAATAGAGAAAGACATCATTTCTATTTTGGCACAATGCCAAGTGGAAGGGAATACCCTTCGGATCACACAGCAGCTGGATCGAAAAACGTATGCGCAGCTGAACAAAGTACTTACAGTCCTTGGTGGGAAGTGGAAAGCTGCCAAGAAAGTGCATGAGTTCGAGGAGGATGTGGAGGCACTCCTCGAAGAGGTGATCACCACGGGGGAGTATAGCTGTATCAAGAAAGATTTTCAGTTCTTCCCTACTCCGCCCGCTTTGGCAGCTGAGGTGGTTGCCATGGCTGGCATTCGCCCTGGTGAGCAATGCTTAGAACCCAGCGCAGGTACGGGCAACATAGCGGCGCTTATGCCTGATTGTGACTGTATCGAGCTCAACGAGAAGAACCGCAAGATTCTTCAGGAGAAAGGGCTCAGGATCGTAGCGGAGGACTTTATGTCCTTCGAACCTCAGAAGACATACGATGTAATCGTGATGAATCCACCCTTTAGCAAGGGGCAGGATGTTGCCCATATCACCAAGGCTATAGGAATAGCCAAGCGCTGTGTGATTGCCATATCCTCTGCCTCGGTATTTTTCAGAACGGACAGCCGCACTCAGGCTTTTAGGGAGTTGGTGGCACAATATGGGGGCAGCATAGAGGAACTCCCCGCCGAGAGTTTCAAGGAAAGTGGCACCATGGTCAATACAGCACTGATTAAAGTGTTTAAGCAGTAGCACGGGGAAAATTTCCAAAATTGTCCCACACTTTGCCCCGCGTGTATTGTCTATTTAGACAATACACCTATGAAAACACTTGTAACCACCTATCATTTAGCTACTTAAAAAATATTTTATTTTTTTAAACAAAAATATTTGGTAGTTTCAAAAAAAGTAGTACCTTTGCAACGTCGAAACAAGAGCAACACTTGTTTAAAGTTGCAAAATATTATTATAAACCTATATCCGTGAAGGTGTCGTATAGCCGTAATGCTATACATCAAAAGCGTAAGCTCTTGTTTCGACAACGCCCACTCACGGATTTTTTTATTTTATATACTATGTCGAAACAAGTAGAAAACACAGAGACAATGCTTCCGACTGCGGAGGCGTTGTATCCCCAAAAACCACAGACACCCCGCTCCAAGGGATTATTGGAAGACCTCTACGAGGAGGTAGCCAAGGAGTATTTTCAAGAAATTCTTCAGGAAGCTCGCGGAGAATGTGTGATCAAGGTAGGTTCCAAGAAGAACAGCTATACCGGAAAAATTACCGATGAATGGCGTATCTGTGCGCTCCATCAGGAGGGCAAGGGAAAAACCTTTGCCACAGCTGTACTCTCGCTCTATGGGGCTATCACTTATGCTAAAGTAAAGGAAGGAGGTGTGCTATGAAAGGAAACACACTACCACGCCCGCTGAATGAAGTACTCGGGAGAAAGCTCGCTTATTGGATCGCCGAGATAGAAGGCAGGTTAGACCACGAGGATGATTTTCAGGAAAAACTCTTGCAGTTCCCTAAGCTATTGGAGGACTCATCTTTTTTTGACAAGGAAGAGGAAGCATTTATCAAAGATATGTTTCTGCACATGCTCTCGCTGACCTTTATCGTGCAGCGGCACAAGGAGGAAATAGATTTATTCTACGAGGAATACAACAATTTAGGCTGTTAATAAGAAAGCGTATGGAAGATTACACAGAAGAGATTCGGGAGCTGATAGGGAGGTATTACAGCCCTATAGCGACCACCGATAGCTGGGTATGTACTTATAAGAGTACCCTTGAGCTGCTGGCTATGGTAGTGGGGGTGATCCCCACTACCCCAGTAAGCGAACACGATATCTACGAGCTGATGAAAGAAATAGGTTTTACCATAGAACTGGTGGAGCAGGAACAAGGAGAAGCCTTCTTGTGGAAGCTGTATAAGAAGAGTGAAAAGTAACAAGTGAATAACAAAAATTAAAAGCAATGGAAACAAAAGTAACAGACATAGAAGCACGTAAAAAACAACTAATTGAGGAGGAAAAGGAGTATTGGATGGTTGTCGGCGGGCTTGGAGTGATCATAGGCCTTGTGGCAGGCTTGGTGCTATGGATAGCGGGGGTAGTGCCTTGGTGGGGTGCCTCGCTGATCCTTGTGGCCACAGTGGCGTATTCCTCCTATACGGATGTGATCGGAAAGCGTTCGGGCGATCGTATACGAGCCATACAGGACGAGGCAGGCTTTGCCGCTCTCAAGCAGCGAGATCAGGAACGGGAGCGAATAAGGAAAGGGGCATTTTGGCTTATTTTTGCAGGAATGTTTGCCTTTGGGCTATACCTATTTAGTCAGTATACCGATGCAGCGCTGGGTATGATTATTGTATTTACATACTTTGTCGTATGCTTCCTTATTGCGAGGTACTTATGGCGAAAACTTTTATAGTGACCAGTGACAAGTGAAAGAGTCCTTTCCTGAATGGAAAGGGCTCTTTATTTTTGCAGTGGTCAGTAGTCAGTGGACAGAGGCTGACAGCTGACCACTAATAACTAACACCTATAAAAAATGGCAAAGAGAGTAACGACGGATTTGGTCATCACGATCAATGGAAAGGAAGTATCGGACAGTTTCACGGGGATTTCCAAAGTGGTAAAGGATCTGGAAAAAGATCTAAAGAATCTTACTCCTGGCACGGAAGACTTTAACAATAAAGCAGCAGAGCTAAAGGAGGCAAAGGCACATTTGGAGCGTGTAAAAGGAGAGATACAACAGGCTACAGCGGCGCTTGATCAGGTGACAGGGAGTGCCGAGCGAGCAGGCTCCGCCCTTGAGGCAGCGGGGCGCAAGAGTGAGGGCTTTTGGTTGGGAATAAAGCAGATAGTTACAGGGAACCTGCTTACAAGTTTTCTGGGAACGCTTGCAGGCACGGCTAAGGATTCGGTGGGGGAGCTGTTGGAAATCTCCGATGCGATGACGGGGGTCGAAAAAACCTCAGGGCTTGCCGCTGAGAAGGTACGCGAAC